GGGGCGGTCCATACCGGGCCGCCCCGCCCTCTTTTGGAGAGATAGGCGATGTCCTACAATCAAATCGGATACCGGAACGCGGACGGTGTCATCGTCACGCAAGGCCAAGCTGCGGTCACGCAACTGACCAGCATCAGCACGGGCGTCACTTGCAACGCTTATTCCGGCGTCATCACGACCGTTTCGCAAACGGTTGCGGCCGGTGGTGAGGCTGAGTTCACCGTCACTTGTGACAAGGTCGCAGCAACTGACATCGTGGTCCCGGTCATCAAGACCCACACCTCGCAAGGCAGTTTCCATGTCGGCGTTAATCAGGTGGCAGCGGGTTCGTTCAAGCTGCAACTGACGAACCTTCACGCTACGCTGGCCGGTAACAATGTGCTGGTTATTAACTTCATCGTGCTGAAGGCTGTCGCCTGATGCTGGTTCGGATGGTGGTCGGGCTCGCGGGTCCGGCCACCAGCCTCGCCCCCGGTGACGAGGCCGACTTCCCCCAGGCCGAAGCCTTGCGCTTGATCGAGGCCGGTTACGCCGTGCCTGCGGTCGAAGCCAAAATCGAGCGCGCTGTGAAACCGAGCCGCAAGGTGGAGAAGCGATAATGTGGCGATCTGTTGCGGTCACTGTAGCGCCTGCTGCTGAACCCCTGACCACGGCAGACGCCAAGGCTCATCTCCGCGTCGATCACTCGGACGACGACGCCCTGATCGCTGCTAACGTCGCGGCGGCGCGGGCGCACGTTGAGGCTCGCACGGGGACGCGGCTTTATACTCAGACGGTCTCGATGAAGGCCGAAAGCTGGGACGATCTGGAAAGCCTCCCGGTCGCCCCGATCCAGTCGATCACGTCCGTCTCGTATGTGGACACGGGCGGGACCACGATCACCCTTTCCACCGACTATTATGAGGCCCGGCTGTTCGGCCTGGAGCCCGGCTTGGCGCTCAAGTTCGCCCAGTCGTGGCCGCCGATGCAAGACCGTTCGCTGCTCACGGTGGTGGCTGTTGTCGGCTACGGCGCGGCAGGAACCCAGCCGGTCGAGGCCATCCACGCGATCAAGTTGATCGTCGGGGATATGTATGAACACCGCGAGACGGTCGGCGCTGGCGCGGTCTCGCTCCCGGTTGCCGCCACGGTTGAAGCCCTTCTCTGCAATCACACCAAACACCTGATCTAAGGAGTGCCGCATGGCCGATCTTTCCATCACCGCCGCCAACGTCATCGCGGGTTCTGATGCCGTTCGCGAGTCTGGCACCGCTGGTGCGACTATCACCGCCGGTCAAGCGGTGTATCTCGACACCACGGATATGAAATACAAGCTGGCCGATTCCAATGGTGCGGCCGCACTTCGCGTCCCCAATGGTATTGCCCTTCATGGTGCGGCAAATAATCAGCCGATTGTCCTGCAAAAGGACGGTGATTTGACCATCGGGGCGACGATGGTCGCAGGCGTGGCGTATTACCTTTCCGACACGCCGGGCGGCATTTGCCCGGTCGCGGACCTCGCATCAGGCGAATATCCGTGCATCGTCGGCATCGCCAAAAGCACGTCGGTCCTTTCCGTTCATATCCAGCCCTCCGGCGTGGCGCTCTAAGTCATGGCGCTCGCGGCGGGCAACATGGACCGCCGGATCACGCTGGAGCGGTTCACCGAAACCGTCGATCAGTTCAACGAGCCGGTGAAAGCCTGGGGCGCTTTAGCAATACGCTGGGCATCCTATGAGCCGATCAGCGACGGCGAACGGTTCCGGGCGGGCGAGACGGCGGCGACGGCATCGGCGCGGTTTGTCATCCGACACTCGGCAGTCGTCGCGGACCTTAACCCGAAGGACCGGCTGACGTTCGACGGCGCGGCGTGGCAAATCCTGCACGTTAAGGAAATCGGTCGCCGCGAGGGCATCGAGATCAGCGCGACCGTCCGGGCCGATGGCTAAAGGCGTCAAGGTTAAGGTCGAGGGCCTGCGTGAGGTTGACGCGGCGCTTGGTGAACTGGGCAAGGCAACCGGCCGCAACGTGATGCGGCGGGTGGCACTGGCCCGGCTGGAGCCGATGGCCGAAGAGATGCGGCGTCTGGTTCCGGTGGACTCGGGCGACCTTAAAGACGGCATTTCCGTCACCACGAAGAACCCCAGACGGAATAGGAAGCGGTCGGAGGTCGAGGCCCACGCCGGGCCGGGCCGTCATCCGCAGGCCCACCTTCGAGAGTTCGGCGGGGACGGCAATCCACCGAAGCCTTACGTCCGGCCCGCATGGGATGGCGGCAAGGATGCGCTGCTGGAAGGCATCGCTGACGACTTCTGGACCGAGATTAGCAAGGCCGCCGCGAGGAAGGCCAAGAAGGCCGCCCGACTGGCTGCGAAAGGGTAGCATATGGAAGCCGCCCTCATCGCCAAACTGCTAGCTACGGCTGGCGTCACCGCGCTGGTCTCGACCCGCATTAACTGGAGCCGCCGTCCGCAAGGCGCGGCGCTTCCCTGCATTGTCCTGCATCGCGTTTCCGGGCTTCCCGATGTTCACCACGCCGGGGCCTCGGGTCTGGTTGTGAGCCGGGTCCAGGTCGATTGCTGGGCCGCGTCCTACGGGTCGGCCAAGGCCGTCGCGCGGGCCGTTGAAACCGCCATCACGGCGCAAACCTTCACCCAAGGCGCAATCCGCTTTGACGTGATCCTGATCGACTCCGAGCGAGACGATTCAACCGACGAGACCACCCCTCTTTTCCGCACGTCACTGGACCTGATGGTTCATCACGCCAACGCCTCTTAAGGAGCAACACACATGGCCGCTTCCGCTGCTGTTAACGGGTTTGGGGCGGTCTTCGCCTATGAATCCGCACCCTCGACCTACACCTCGCTGGCCGAGGTTCTGTCGGTCACCCCGCCCTCGATCAATGTCGAGACTGTCGAGACGACCCACATGGGTTCTGACGATGGCTTCCGGGAATACATCGCCAGCCTGAAAGACGGCGGCGAGGGCACCGTCAACCTGAACTATGTCGAGGCCAGCGCAACGCTGCTTCAGACGCTGGTTCTGGCCGGTGTCGAGACGTTCCGCGTGACCTTCCCCGGTTCCTCGACCTTCACCTTCTCGGGCATTCCGACCGCCTTCGCCTTCGATGACGTTGTGATCGACGACAAGGTGGCCATGAGCCTGACCATCAAAGTGACCGGCAAACCCGTTTACGCGGCGGTCTAAAGCATGGCGAACCGTATCAAGGGCGAGGTTGCATTCTCGATTGAGGATGGCGACCTCGCCGGAGATTTCGTCCTGTTGCTGGACTTCAACGCCCTGTGTGATCTGGAAGCCGATCTGCCGGGCCTGATGGACGGCACGGCTGAGATCAAAACGCCGTCCGCGATCCGGGCGGTGTTTCATGCTGGGCTTCAGGCTCGACACAAGGACATCACCTTGCGCGACGCCGGGGACATTATCCAGGCGCTCGGCATCGAACAAGCGGGCGATCTGGTCCGCCAATCGTTCGAGGCGTCGTTCTCGACCGCCAAGGGAGGCGAGGGATCAAACCGCCCTCGGAAAGCACCGGCGAAGGCTGGTGCTGGGAACGGGCGTTAGGTCTCTGGTGTGAAGCCGGGCGCGACCCTGACGCCTTCTGGCATCAGACGCCCCGGCTGTTTGCGATAGTCGCTTCTGCATCGGCCCGCGTGATTGAGCGGGAACAGCAGGGGCGCGCGTGGTTGGCCTGGCATGTTGCCGCCCTTCCCCGCGTCAAGAAGTTCCCGACGCTGGAAAGCCTGATGGGCATTAAGCGAACGGCCAAGCGCCAGACCGTTTCCGAGATGGAAGCGATCTTCGCGGCTTGGGCAGCGAGAGGATAAAACGATGTCTCAAGCTGTCGTCGGCGCGCTTAGGGTCAGCCTGGGTCTTGACTCCGCTCAGTTCACGGCGGGCCTGACCGCAGCGCAGCGGAACATGAAGCAAGTCGGGGACCGCATGAAGGCGGTCGGGGCAACGATAGCGACGGCGGGCATTGGTATCGCCGTCGCTGCCGGTGCGGCCTTCGTAAAGCTAGGCTTTGATGCGCTGAAGGCTGCGGACGACATTGGCGATGCCGCTGCCCGGCTGGGCGTAACGGCCGAGGCATTCCAAAAACTTGAGATCGCCGCGACTTCGGCCGGTGCTGCGCCCGGTCTAATGACCGAAGCAATGGACAAGCTGAACGTCGGCCTGGGCGCGTTCATGCAGACGGGCGGCGGTCCTGCGGCCGAGGCGTTTAAGCAGCTTGGCCTGTCCAGTCAGATCGCCAGCGGTCAGATCGCGACCGCCGATCAGGCTTTCTATGCGGCGGCCAAGGCGCTCGAAAGCATCGAGAGCCCGGCGGAAAAAGCCCGGCTGTCTGCCCAGTTGTTCGGCCGCGCTGCCGGTGCGGATATGCTGGAGGTCCTGGCACCGGGCGAGGCTGCGCTCCGGGGTTACGGAGAGGCGGCGGCGGCTTCCGGGCGCGTGATGTCTGCCGAGATGGTAGAGAAGCTGTCGGCGGCAAAGCTGACGATTGACACCACAAGTCAAGCCTTCATGCAGATGGCCCAGGTGATGGTCGGTGATCTTATCATCGGCTCGATGGCCTTCCTCGACACCCTGAAGCCCATGATCGAACAGGGCAAAGCACTGGCCGCCCAGATCGGCGCGTTTCTGGGGCCGTCGTTTGTTGAGCTTGCCGCGAGCGTTAGGTCGCTAATGTCCGGTCCGTTTGGGCAGGCGCTGGTGGCGACGCTGAGGCTGCTTGCACAAGTCATCGGGACGATTGCCGTCGTCGCCATCAAGGTCTTTGTCGAGTATCTGAACTTCCTCGCTGGGGCCATCGACACGACCGCGCGAAATGTTGCGGGTTTCGTGGATAGCTTCATGGCGGGTTTCCGGTTTCTATCGACCGAGGTTCCCGCCTTCATCCAGAAGATGGTGGACGGTGTCGCGCGGTGGCTGACCGGCAAGCTGTTCGATGTGCTGAAGGGCGTCATCGACAAGGTCAAGTTCGTCAGCGACGCTTTCTTCCGGCTCTATGATGCCGTGGTCGGTAACTCTTATGTGCCCGACATGGTCGAGGGGATTGCTCACTGGATGGGCAAGCTGGACGCCGGAATGGTGCGGCCTGCCATCGGTGCGACGGATGCCACGCGCGAGGCTTTCGAGACGCTGCGCGATGATGTCGCTGGCATCTTTGAACGCTTGATGACGGATAGCGAACGGGCCACCCGTCAACTGGCGCGCGACATGGCCACCCTCGACAAGGGTTTGGCTGAAGGGGCGATAACCCCGACCGAATACGCTCAAGCGGTCGGCGGATTACACGCCGAAAATATGCAAACGGGAGACCAGATCGCTCCCTTGGGTGCAATGGCTGATGGCCGCGATATTGCAGAGATGATGCGAGCGGGCGTTAGGGCATCACGGGACGCCTTCGACGATGCCGCCAACGCTTTCGCGGACACGTTCGCGCAAGGCATGGGCCGGGTTCTGGATGGCGACATCAAGGGCCTGTTCAACGATCTGTTGCGCGATGTGCTGGACAACGCCCTTCGCGATCTGGGCCGGACCTTGTTCAGCGCGATGGGCGGCAGCGCTCAAGGTGGCGGCGGCGGTTTCTGGGGCACGGTTCTCGGTGCCATGAAAATCCCCGGCTTTAAGACCGGCGGATCGTTCAAGGTCGGCGGGTCCGGTGGTGCCGATAGCCAACTGATGCAGTTTCGCGCCACGCCGGGCGAGATGGTGGACATCCGTCGCCCTGGGCAGGATCAGGGCGGCGGCCAGATGGCGGTTCACGTCGTGCCGTCGCCTTATTTTGACGTTCAGGTCGAGCGTGTCGCCGGGCCAGTCGCTCAACAGGCGGCGGGCAACATGGGCCGACAAGTTCTTGACGCCTCGCGCCGGTCGGCTCCCGGCCTGCAAAGCCGCCAACGCCTTCTCGGGACGACCTGATGCCTGACGTTTGGCCATATGACCTTCTAACGCCCCGCGCGGAACGTGCGCGCCTTCAGGGCGTGGCGATAACCGGCGGGCAGTCGGTGGGCGGGATCGTCCGTTCGGCGCGCATGGACGGCGGCGGGCTTTGGGTGATCGAGCAGGAGTTCTTTTTCCACTCGCGCGCCCAGATCAAGACCGCTCGCGCCATTGAGGCTGGCCTTGACGGCGGGACGGGCGAGATCATCGTGCGCGTGTTTGAGACACCTTTTGCCCCGGTCGGCTCGGTCGCCTCTACGGTTCCGTTCTCCGACGACAGCACCTTCTCGGACGGGACGGAGTTTGGCCACGTTCCAAGCGGCGCAACGCTGACGGCATCGGCTGCGCTTCGGGCCACGACCCTGTCCCTGACCATGATTGTCGGGACGCTAGAAGGCGGCGAGCGGTTCAGCATCACCCACCCGACGAAGGGGCGCAGGCTCTACACGATCTCGCGGGTCAGCGGGAACGACATCACCATCCGCCCGCCGTTGCGCGAGGCCGTGACGGTCGGGACCGAGCTGGACTTTATGCAGCCGTCCGTCGTCTGCCGACTGGCCAATCCTGACGACTTCCTCGGGGCGCTGGACCTGAACAATAACCTGACCGCGACTGCGGTCTGGGTCGAGTCATTCTGATGCTGCCCGAACAAGAGGCCGCGATGTCGGCGCTCGGTGCGCCGCGCTATTCGATCTTGGTCCGCATTGAGACGACCAGCCAAGTCATCCGGGCGTGGGCGGGCGTCGGTGACCTGACAATTCCGGCTGATACGGTCGAGGCCACGCCCGCGACCTATCTGGGCGTCGGTTTGCTGGCCGAGGTTCCGGCGCTGCGTCAACTGATCGGCGGCGTGGCCGAGCGGCTGGAGTTCGCCCTCTCGGTTCCGTCCGGTGATGTGTTTGCGCTGGCCGATGCCGATGTCGAGCAAGTGCGCCGCGCTCCCGTCAGCGTCGGCCTGATCTTCTTCGGCACTAGCTGGGAGCAATCAACCGTGGCGTGGTTGTGGAGCGGCACAGCGGACAGCACGACGGTTTCGCGCCAAGCCAACGGCCTGAACGTCACCCGCCAGATCAAGATCAGCGCGGGCTCGGCCTTCACGGATCGGACGCGGGCGCAGCTGACCGCCTTCACGGACACAGACCAACGCCGCCGGTCGGTGGATGATAGCTTCTGCTCTCGCGTTGATCTTTACACCCAGATCAGCACGGCAAAATGGCCTGCCTGAATACGTTCGTCGCGCAAGCCGAGGGCCGACGCTTTCGGCCGGGGACTTGGGACTGCTGCCTTCTGGTGGCCGATTGGGTCAAGGCCAACACCGGGATTGACGGGGCCTTGCCGTGGCGCGGTCGATACGCAACCCGGCTCGGCTATCTGCGGCACCTCAAGGCAGGCGGCGGCATCGCGGGCGTGGTTGCGCGCGGTGCTGATCTGGCGGGCTTGTCACGGACGGACGAACCCCAGCGCGGGGACATCGGCGTCATTGAGGCTACGGACGGCCCTACAGCGGCAATCTGCCTTGGGGGGCGGTGGATGACGGTCGGGCGCAAAGGCGTGGCCGTGGTGACGGCGAGAGCGGTTACGGCATGGAGGGTCTGATATGCCGCAAGTGATCCCCGCAGCCGCTGCCTACCTTACTAGCCTTGTCACCGGCGGGCTATCGGCGGCGGGCGTTGCGTTGCCAGGCGCGGCGGCTGCGGCTGTGACGGCGGGCGTTTACGCGACCGTCAGCGCAGGTCTTTATGTTGGCGTTCAGGTCGGCCTTAATGCGCTGGCACAGGCGCAACTGCCCGACCCGGAAGTCGGTAAGATCAGCCGTCGCCAGTCGCGCCCGGCGCGGTTCTTTGCGATGGGCCTGCCGTCCCGGATGGGTGGGGCCTATATGCATTGGGAGGCATCGGGCGCGACGCTTGGCGCGGTGATCGCGATCCACGACGGGCGGCTGGATTCGATCTCGGCGGTTTACCTGAACGACGACCTTGTGACCCTGAGCGGGTCCGGCTGGGTTCAAGAGGGCGCAGACGGGCGCTATGGCACGGGCGACCTCGTCCAGATCAAGACCCGGCTCGGCATCCCGACCGAGACACACTATTCCGAGATGACCAGCAAGTTCTCGGCCACATGGCCCACGACTTGCCGGGGTGACGGCGTGGCATCCCTGATGATGCTGGCGACCCATCGCAGTCGCGAGAGTTTCCCCAAACACTTCCCGAACGGCGAGCCGATCCCGTCGATTGTCGGGCAGGCCGTTTGCTACGACTGGCGCGCGGACAGCACGGCAGGCGGTTCCGGTTCGCAGCGTCGGAACGATCAAAGCACCTGGGGGCCGTCTGGCAATCCTATCGTGTGGCTGGTGCATCACGAATGGCACCGGCTCGGGCGGTCATGGGATCGCTGCATCGCTCCGGTTCTCGCGGACCTGACGGCAGAGGCCAACTATTGCGACGCCTCGGTGGCCAAGGTCGGAGGCACAGAGCCGCGCTATCAGTTCGGCGGCAACTGCCCGACGAACCTTGAGCCGCAGTCGCGCCGGGATGCCATGCTGGCGTCCTGCGATGGGTGGATGTCAACGAACGCCAAGGGCTATCTGGTGATCAAGGCCGGGCGCTATGTCGCCCCAACCCTGACGATCACGGGCGACCACATTACGGCCTATGATTGGTCGTCTCTGGAGGCCGAGGAGTCGCGGGTCAATAAGCTGGTGGTCTCGTATCTGGACGCCGCGCGCGATTATACCGAGACCGAGGCCGACCCGTGGTTCGACACAACCGACATTGCGGCAGGCGGGTTCGAGCGGCCTGAGAACCTTCAACTTCTCTGGGTGCAATCTCGCTCACAGGCCCGCCGGTTAGCCAAGCGCAAGATGTCGCGGCTTGCCTCGCTTCGGCGTGGGCGGATCGTGACCGGGCTTTATGGGCTAAACGCCTTCGGGCATCGTTATATCCGCATCCAGAACGCCGAGCTGGCCAGCATGGCGGATGTCGTGGTCGAGGTCATGGGGGTCGAGTTCGACCCGATGTCTGCGACGGTCGTGATTGACGTAATCCTGGCTGACATCAATATCGACGCATGGAACCCAGCGACCGAGGAGGGCTCGGCGGTCTCTGGGTCTGATCGGCCTGCGCCGGAAGCCTTGGCCGCGCCGGGAATAACGGCGGCGACGGCGTTCTTTGAGGCGACCGGCTCGGGAACGGGCGTCCGGCTTAACGTGGTCGGAACCGGCCCGGATCGCGGCGACCTGACCTGGTATGTCCGATGGCGAGTGCAAGGCGCGACGGCATGGGTCGAGGGGCAGTTCGCGGATTCTGACGGGACGAGCGGCGTTGAGCTTGAAACCGGCTTTGTCCCGGCGGATGAGACGTTGGAGGTTCAAATCGCATACGAAACCGGCGGCGGAACGCTGTCGGCATGGGGACCGGCTACCCCGGCGACCGTTGACACATCAACCCCGCCCGGCGCGACTGTCAGCCTTAACTTTCTGACCAGTCAGTTCCTAAACGGCCTGGCGTCTGCGAACAGCATTGGCGCGCTGGAGGGCTGGAGCTTTACCCGCGCCGGGAGCGCATACGGAACGGCCAGCGACGGCGGCCTGACGAGCTTCGCCACGGATACGGCGCGAGTGACCGACCAGGGCCTGCTTATTGAGGCTGCCGCAACAAACGTCAGCGACGAATCTCAGACAATCGACGCGGCGGGCTGGGCTGCAACAGGCACCGTTACAAAGACGGCTAACCATGCCGTCGCGCCGGACGGGACTACGACCGCAGATCGCGTCGAGCTTGGCGCAGGCGCGAGCTATATCGGCAACAGCACGGCAACGGGTCTTACCAACGGCCAGCCCTGCACCTTGTCCTTTTGGGCGAAGGGCGTCAGCGCCGGGCAGGTGATCGGGGTGAGAAGCGGGGTCACGGGGACGAACTCAACCCGGACCCTAACGACAGCGTGGCAGCGGTTCACATGGACCTTTAACGCGGGCGGCACTTCGGAGGTTGTGCAGTTCGCGGATGGTGATCTGGTTTCGGGCGCGGCTGCGACCTGTGACTTCCACTTGTGGGGCGTCCAGCTTGAAAACGGATCAACGGCGTCGTCATACATCCCGACCGTTGCGGCGGCGGTCACGCGACCTGCCGAGGTCGCATCTCTGACCATTCCTTCGGGCGGCGCGACCGACTCCATCGTGGTCACATGGTCGGGCGGGTCTCAAACCTTTGCCCGTTCAACGCTCGCCAGCCCGACCGTGCTGAACCTTGGCGCATCAAGCGCAGGCAATTGGGTCGGGCGCTATATTCAGACCGTCACGGTGACGCCCGTTTAGAGACCCGGCCCCGCATTTAGCGGGCCTTACCCTTACCCATTAGAAATCTGGAGCCTGCCACATGGGCGATATCCGCACGTCTGCCGCTGCGTCTTTCCGCGACTTTACGACGGACGGCGTTCCGGCGTCCGGCATACACGAGCCGATCAAGTCTGACGTTCGCGCTACCTTCGGCGTGGTCGAGGATGAACTTGAGGCGGTTCAGGACTTGGCTGCCGCCGGAATCAAGTGGACCACGAATGTCGTGGCTGTTCGCTCCACCGGCAATGTGGACATCGCGACCGCGCTAGAGAACGGCGACACGCTCAATGGGGTTGTGCTGGCGACCGGGCAGCACGTCTTCCTCGGCTCGCAATCTACCGCATCACAGAACGGGATTTACACTGTTCCGGCCTCTGGCGCTGCGGCTCGGGCGACCTGGGCCGATGCCGCCGCAGAACTGGCCTATCTGGGGTTCCTGGTTCAGGGTGGAACGGTCGGAGCGGGCGAACGCTGGATGCTTCCGCTCGCCACCTCGGCCATCACTGTCGGCACCACGGCGCTGACGTTCGCGCCGGTCGGAATTCGCCTTGATGTTCCCCCGGCGTCCAACGCTGAAACGCTGGCGCGCACCAGGACCGACGCGGCGGTAACGCCTGCCGGGCTGGGCCACGCCATACAGAAGATCATCGCGCCGCTGGACTTTGCGCTCCGCTACGGCATCCCGAACGCGAGCGCCAAGATCGTTTGCATCAAGGCGGGAGAGTATCGCTGGCTCATCCGCACCCCGCTAAAATATGACGCGGGCGTTAACCCGTCGAACTCGGATTTTGCTGAATACGAGATGCAGGACATGGGGCCTTTTCAATCTCCGACCATGACGCGCGGCTGGGCGCTTAACTCGGTCAGGATGATGATCGACGGGCGAATGATCGTTCCGGCCAACTTCAGCTTCGAGACGTTTTCAGGCCAGACCAACACCCAAGTTGAGCCCTCGACCTTCGAGTTTGCCATTCAGATGGGCGAAGGCGCAGATACCGTCAACGACACTAACTTCCCGTTTAAGGGCTTTGGTCACGGCGGCATGGAATACGTCACCAGTCAGTTCTTTCTCGATGGGTCTGCGGCTGTTGACTATGCCGTTCCGGCGAACGCGCCGGTCGGCACCGTGATCTGGTGCGATTCTGCGTCATTTCAGCAAAGCTTCAACATCATGATTGGCACGGACGTAGGATGCCGGACCACTCTCGTTCATGACTTTATCAGCAACAACGCCAGCGGACAGTGCCGGATTGAGCACGTCCATGACTTCACCCACGCAGCCGTCACGGCGACCGACCCCAGCATCCGCACAGGCTATGCGGCAATGGTGCCGTTTACCGGGGTCGATTTCGTAAAGGCGACCGGCGCGACGGCGGTTGACATTGAAGCCGATGTGGACGGAAGCATTTCGCACGGCCAAAAAACGCAGCTGGCTTATTACCGCTCAACGAACCCGACGGCGCTTCTTGAGGTGATACTGGCGTTTGGTTTTCCGATGCGGATCGGGGCGACCTTGGGAACCGTCGCAGATGATAACTGGACCTACTGCGACCCGTCTCAATACGTCGTGACGCTTCGGAATAGCGGCTACGGCGGGAAGGGCTACATTGCGTTCTGCACTCAGGCGGGCGGGTCGGTAACGATAGATAATTTTGCGGGCAAGGTCGTCCGCTGCCAAGCCTTCTACCGCGCCAAGTCGGGCACCCCGGCCTAGGCCGCGCAGTAACTCCGACATTCTAAACCTCAAGAGCGAGTGACCCGCCGATGACCCTGCACTCTGACGCCCGCAAGCTGAACTGGGCGATGATCGGCGTGATGCTGACCCTCGGCATCCAGATTGCGGTCCTGATCTTCTGGGGCGGCGGCATCAATCAGCGGGTCGCCAGCCTGGAGCGCATCGTCGGCCCTCTCGCTGACGGAACGCTGGCCCGGCTGGATGAGCGGACCCAGGCGATGAAGGAACAACTCGACCGGATTGAGAAAAAGGACGGGCAATGACGGACATCCCTCTCCCCGATCACCCGATCCGCAAGCATTGGGCTTGGCAGGCGTTCGACCGTCTGTGGCGTCCGACTGCCGGCTGGGTCGTCGTCATCGGCACGGCCTACGCCGGGTTCGTCGGCCCCATGATCGAGAAGCCCATGAACGAGGGTTATCTGGTGGCGTGGCTGACTTATGCCGCCGCCGTTCTCGGCATCAAGAGCATCGAAAAGATCAGGGGCGTGGCGTGATGGCGTTTGTCCTCGGCTCCCGTTCACGCGCCCGCTTGACCGGCGTTCACCCCGATCTGGTCAAGGTGGTTGAACTTGCCCTGACCTATAGCCCGCACGATTTCACCATCACCGAGGGCCTGCGGTCGGTTGCTCGCCAGCGTGAACTAAAAGCGGCGGGCGCATCGCAGACGATGAATTCCCGGCACATCACCGGCCACGCGATTGACTTTGCTGTCCTGATAGGCGGCAAGGTGCGGTGGGATTGGCCTCTTTATGGCCAAGTCGCGGAAGCCTTCAAGCGGGCATCCAAGGAACTAAATGTGCCGATCATCTGGGGCGGCGATTGGAAGTCACTCAGGGACGGACCTCACATAGAATTGCAAAGGCAAAAATACCCGTGAGGTATCTCCGCATCATCACCCCGACCGGATGGCTTGTCATTGCAGCGGTTGCGGTGGTGCTGTTCGGTCTCGCCGGTCTGGCCCGTCCTAGCTTCCTCGGCCTCAAGTTCGACCCGTTCGGCATTGATGCCCGCAAGATTGACCGGCTGGAAGGCGAGGTCTCGGTGTTAGAGCGCGAGGCGGTCGGCAACGCTGAAATAGCAGCGGCGACACAAACCTTTCACACGCGGGAGGTTGTAATCCGCGACCTCGCTCGTCAATCTGAAACCGAAGCGAGGACGGCACCTGATGCTAAAACGCCCCTTGACCCTGATCGCGTGGCTCGTATTCGGGCTGCTGATCACCGGCTGTGCATCGTCGCCCCGACCATCTGCGCCAGTCCTGACCCTGCCGGAAGCGGCGCGGACGCCGTGCCAGTTACCGACCCTGCCCGATAGCCCGACCATTGCTGACCTAGAAGTCACGCACGACGCTAGGGGCCTAATGCTGGCCGTGTGCGACGGTCGGAGAGATTTAGCGGTCCAAGCCTTCGACGCTCAATCTCGCGCCTTGGCGACCCCTCCCCGCCCGTTCTGGCGCTTTTGGTGACCTAACATGGCCCAGCCTAGCCTTTCCCGCGAAGTCGCCCTTGAGACAATCCAGCGCGTTGAGGCGAAGTTACGGGAGGGTTTTCGGCCCACTGGAATCGGCGGGTCTGGGCCTGGTGCGGCATCCGCTGCGGCTGATGCGTGGGGCATATCGCGCGGCACGTTCAACGGCAGGCTTGCGGCGGCGAAGCTCCATTATGGGCTAGAGCCTGACGACACGCTTTATCGCCCGCAACGGTATCAGCAGCCGGTTCCGCGAGCCGTGGTTCACAATGCGCCACCGCCAGAACCGCAAATGAGCCGACCATCTGGCAACCCGGTTCGGGTGCTGGCGATTGGTGACTTGCATCAAGACCCGCGACACCCCGACCGGCTTCGGGTGCTGACATGGATTGCGCGGTATGCCTCGCTCCATCGGTTTGATCACATCGTCCAGATTGGCGACTGGTCAACATGGGATAGCGTAAATCAGCACGACCGGAACGACACCGCCGGGGCAAAGCATAAGCCGTCCATTGCGCGGGACATGGAGAACTTGAAGGATAGCCTTGCCGCGTGGCGGGCTGGCATCGCGCCAGATTACAAGCCCCGCCAGACCGTTGTGCTAGGCAACCACGAAAACCGGCTAGAGCGTTTCGAGAACGCTAACCCGGAAGCTCTCGGCACTTTCACCACGGAACGCGATCAAGCCTTCCTGCAATACGGCTGGAAAACCCGGCCATACGGCGAACTGTTTTACATTGAGGGCGTGGCCTTCACCCATCACCCGGTCAACGGCGTCGGTCGGGCCTTCGGCGGCGAGACTGGCCCGCAACGGGCGGCGGGCAAGACGACGGTTCCCATCGTGTCCGGCCACACCCACAAGCGACAGGTTCACGACGCGGCGAAGATCGGCCCGGTGGATGTCATCAGCATGGTCGAGATCGGGTGCGCCCTGCCGTGGGGCGTGGTCGAGAGCTATGCTAAACATGGAATGACAGGGTGGTATCATGGCGTTTGCCCGATGATCGTCCAAGGCGGGGTCATCACCGATCTGGCGTTCGTGTCGATGCTGA